TATGCGTTCCTTGGATCTGCTCGATGCTGAAACAACTGTTCAAGATAGTCTGCTGGCCATGACTCATAAAATCCTTTTGTATGCATCTGTGCTGCTGCTGTGTTCAGTTTGCTGAGACTTTGCAACATGGCTAATGCATAGGTGCCTTGATTCATACTAATGCCGTTGACAATTTCAGGGTCAGCAGGATGATCTTCTAGGACCAACAAATCGTTTGCCAGCAAAAATTCGCGATTGGCCTGGTCCAGGCTAGAATGAAATGTGGCATAGTCCCATTCCTCAGGATCATAGGCATAGATCACAACTTCTGCTGTGTCCAGGCCGTCTCTGCAGCGGGTGAACAGATCAAAATATGGATCTGAGCCAACAATAATTTTAACTGTGCCTGCCAGCCGTGCTTTTCTAGCAAATGGACAAGGAGCCCAGTTGCCCAGTGCAGGGTGCGGAACTTCTACAAAAGTTTCTGACCAGTGCAATATATCTCGAGTGATTTGATCGATGTCTAGCATTAGAAGAATGGTAACTTAGATGTTTTGGTAGTTTCGTGGTGTTCTTTGATCAGTTCAGTGACCAGGGTTCTCTCTTGAAAGCTCATGTTCATGACATCCTCGTAGGTACCACCACCACGCAGGTACCAGGACATTTTTAAACACTGTGCTCTAATAGAGTTGGCCTCTTTCTCCATTTTATCGACTATGTCTGAAATTTCTTCAGACGTAGATGTTAGGAGGCGGCTTCGAAAAAACTTGTTTGGTCCAGAGTCAAGGCTTGAGTATACTCATGTTCGCAGTTGGAACACTTCATGTTCAGGGGTTTGAATTCACTGGTAGATCGCAGAGTGGTAATGTGATCTCGAATTTTCACAAACAGTCTACGATCACAGTTGGCCAAAAATTCAGCTACATGCTCATGATCTGTGACCAGCAGACCTGGAGCAGTGATACTGGCAATACTCCACTTGAGTGCGCTGATAGTGAGTGCTGTGATTTCCTGAATTGCTTCGTTTAGTCTGATAATTTTTTCTTCGTCGGGCAAGTCACTCTGAGAGATTGACTGTATCAGTCGTTGCTGATCAAACTGTGCCTGATTGGTTTGATTTTGCTCTCGGTAGGTCATGGGTCTAAAAGTAAATGTCAGATCACCCTGCTGTATTGGCACGTCATAATTGAGCGATGTTAGATTTTCCAACACAGTGCGCAGATCAATGGTGTATTCACCTTCGGTGCTGCAACTGGGGCAAACACTGTCTATTTCCATGTTGTGTCCGTAGCTGGCAATTCTAATGGCAACTAAGATAGAGTTGATGTCAGTACTTGGTGCAGCCCACGCATCAACAATGCCAGGAATACAGCTTTTTATCACATTGACCACTGCTGTTCCGTTGAACAAGGCATCAGGGGTTCGGTAAGTTATTTCGTCAATGGCAGTCATGGGCAAAACTGGCAATTCTTTGTTGACTGGCAGCTGAATTGCCTCTTTGGGCCAGAAGTTGCCCGCTGAAGGCAGGCTCAAATAAATGGCTGGTTGTCTAAAAAATTGTTTTAGCGGGTTTGCAGTTTGGGTCATAGATCACCTATAAATATACCAATACTTATAGGCTTTAATCATGGCAGACGAAAATATATCAGACGCACAACGCAAACTCTCAGCAGCAATGCAGCAGCAGGCCGACGACTATGCTCGATATGGTCAGATGCAGGTTTCAACGGCCACAGCACTAAAAGACGCTCAAGTTCAAGCTGCCACTGGAATGACAAACTTCACTGCTGCTAGTGGCATGGCTGGGAAGGCCATTGGTGCATTAGCAGGAGCAGGCGTTGCAGCCGCAGCAGCCATGTACGAAGGCAAAAAAGGCATGGCTGCCTATAATTCTAGTCTAGACGAATTATCCAAAGCGGCGGTGATAGCAGGTACTGCACTGACTCTGTTGATTCCTGGAGGTGTGATAATAAAAGCAGTTGTAGCCGGCCTAACCATGGCTGCAACAGCGGCAATTGCTTACACCAAAGCTGCCAATGAAATGTCTGACAAGCTGTACAAAAGTTATACAGGACTACAAAAATCTGGAGCAGCAGCGTCAGATGGTATGACCGGCGTATTTAGAGATGCCAAGAAGCTGGGTCTCAGCATGAATGAGCTGGATAGCTTTACTTCTTTGATTGCAGAAAATGGTCAGGATCTGGCCTTGTTTGCGGGCACAGTGTATGATGGTCGCAAAAAGTTTGCTGACATGTCAGAAGCCATGGAAGGATCTCGAGTTGAGTTCTTCAAAATGGGTATCACACAAACAGAGATCAACGAAGGCATGGCCGGATACCTGCGCACTGTGACCAGAACTGGTCGTGCGCAAACAATGACCACGGATCAACTGGCATCCAGTGCAAGAAGCTATATTACAGAACAAGATGCCTTGGCCAAGATCACTGGCATTAGTGTAAAACAACAACAGGCAACCGTTGACAAGGCCTTGGCCAACGAAATGTTTCTGGCCAAGGTTCGAAGTCTTGAAGCAGAAGGAAAATTTGGAGCAGCAGATGAACTGAAAAAACTCAATGCCTACTACAGTCAGATGGGCGAAGAATCAGCCAAGGGTTTTCAGGACTCGGTCAATGGCAATTTGCGCAGTAAAGAAGCACAAAAACTGAATCTTGCAACACAAGGCGAAGCATTGCGCAGCACACAAGACGTTATTGCTGGATCAGCGTCAGCAGCCCAGGCGTTTGATCGCACCGCAGAAAGAGTAGCTGAAACAGAAAAAACTATTGGACAAAGCCAGGCTGCATTTGGAACCACGTCAGACAACAACATCAAGTACACTGAACAAGTGAATTTTTCTATTGCTGCAGCTGGCGAAAAACGTGCAGAGCTAGAGAAAAGAGTCAACGATGAAATTGAAAAACAGAAAAAAGGTGCCGACGATATAACTGCCGGTCAGGCCAATAACCTTAAAAAACAGCAAGATATTAACAAAAAGCTGGAACAAGACGTATTCAAAGGTATTCCCAACGCACAGGCCAACATGGCCAAATTGGCTGATGTAACTGACACACTGGCCGACGGGTTTACGTATCTTACTGAGGCGCTTAATGGTGTTCTTGGTTTCTTTGGGCTTGGAGCAAAAAAACCAGAAAAACCCAAGGAAATGACCAAGGCGGAAACTGAGGCCGCAGCGGCAACTTCAGGCAAACGTGATACAGCCAAACCCTTGCAGGATAAAGTGGCCATGATGGCTAAGGAACTGGATGCAGATGAAAAAGCACTCAAGGATGCTAAACGTGCTGGTAAGTTTGGCGACGAGCTAAAACCACTAGAAGAAAAAATACTCAAAAACAAACAAGAATATGATAAAGCAACCACAGAGTTACTGGCTGCTGAAAAAGAAATTGCCCTGGCTGCACAAGAAGAAAAAAAGACACGTTTCAAGCAAGCCCAGGATCGCAAAAAGTTAGCAAATCTAGAACGACAAAATCTAAGCGACTCAGAATCAATCAAAGATCTCAATGAAGAAAAAGCCAACTTGGTCAAGGCAGGCAAAAGTACTAGTGCTGTTGACAAAAAGATTGACGAACGCAAGGCTAGTATAACAGGACGCAGTGCTGAAGTTGGGCAACTGCAAGCTGACTTAAAAACTTCCGCAGTGGCTCCTAAATCTAGCAGCCGAGGCGGCGGCGGCAAAGGCGGCGGAGCTGGCCAAGGTGAAGAAGGTGGCGACAGCAGTGGCGCCAAACCTGAAGAAGTTTTGAAATTTTCAGGAGAAAGTGGAAAACGTGAAAACTTTGATGCATTAAATGAAAACATGAAGTCCAGTTTGTTGGCAGCAGCACAACAATATAATGAACAAACTGGACAAAAATTACAAATTAACAGCGCTCTTAGATTTCCAGAAGATCAACAACGCTTGTATGACGAAACAGTCGAAGCAAAACGTCCTGGTATAGGGCCCAACGGTATGCCAGTGGCAAAACCAGGTAGAAGTTCTCATGAATCAGGCAACGCTGTAGACATACAAAACTACACAGATCCTAAGGCCTTGGCCGCATTGGGCGCAAACGGATTACGTCAGACTGTGCCCAAAGACCCTGTGCATTTCCAAATTGAAGCAGCAGATGGCGGTGCGTTTAGTGGACCTGACTCGGGTTATCCTGCCACATTACATGGTGAAGAAGCTGTGATTCCGTTGAACAACGGTGGCGGAAATTTTGTTCAGCTGTTTGAACAAATGGCCATGATGATGGGCCAGCAGGCAGGTTCTCTGGACGAACTGGTTCGAATTGCCAAGAACGGCAATGACATAAGCAACAAGATACTGCGTCAACAAGCATAATCACGGTAAATAAACTACTATGGCAGAAACAAAACAATCGTGGCGCAAGTATTTCAAGGTGGCTGACACATCAGGCACCCTGAGTCCTATTTCAGGCAAGAACCAATTTGGGTTGCCGGACTATTCTCGCAACGACGGAACTGGCAGCAACGCACAGGCCGACTTTGTGTTTAGAAACTATGCCAGCCGACTGCCTGAAGTTTATTCGGGCCACCCCAATCGCATTGAACGCTACAATCAGTACGAGAACATGGACATGGACTCAGAGATCAATGCTTGCCTGGATATCATTGCTGAATTCAGTACACAAATGAACGAGCAAAACGGCACGCCGTTTGAGATCAAGTACAATGACAAGCCCACAGATCACGAAGTAGAAATTATCAAGAAGCAGTTGCAGCAGTGGTGCAAGATCAACAAGCTGGATCAGCGCATTTTCAAACTGTTCCGCAACTGTATCAAGTACGGCGATCAGGTGTTTGTGCGTGATCCAGAAACATTTGAAATGATGTGGATAGACATGAGCAAGCTCATGCGAATCATTGTGAACGAATCAGAAGGCAAGCGTCCTGAACAGTATGTGATTCGTGACATCAATCCCAACTTTCAAAACATGACTGTGGCAGCAAAAACCACCACAGACTACCTGACCAATCCCATTACTGGCAGTGTGGGCGGTGCAGCCAACTACACAGGTGGCGGTGCAGGCGGTGCAGCCGGCATGACTGGCGGGGGTAACAGCCGTTTTATGCATGCCATGAACGAAGCAACCTTGGACGCCAAGCACATAGTACACATGAGTCTAAACGAAGGCCTGGACGTTTTTTGGCCATTTGGACGCAGTGTGCTGGAGCAGATCTACAAGGTATTCAAGCAGAAAGAACTGCTGGAAGATGCTATCTTGATCTATCGTGTGAGCCGAGCACCTGAACGCAGAGTGTTCAAGATCGACGTGGGCAACATGCCCAGCCACATGGCCATGGCCTTTGTGGAACGTGTGAAGAATGAAATGCATCAGCGCAGAATCCCCACCATTACAGGCGGCGGACAAAACATGATGGATGCCAGCTACAATCCACTTTCAATCAACGAAGACTACTTCTTTCCACAGACAGCTGAAGGCCGTGGCAGCAGCGTGGACACCTTGGCTGGTGGTTCAAATCTAGGCGAAATTGACGATTTAAAATACTTCAACAACAAGATGGCCCGCGGTCTGCGTGTGCCTAGCAGCTATCTACCCACAGGTCCAGACGACTCAGATCGTGCCATGACTGACGGCAAGGTTGGCACAGCCCTGATACAAGAATACAGATTCAACCAGTACTGCGAACGACTGCAAGCTCTGGTGTCACAGAAACTTGACGACGAATTCAAGATGTTTCTGAAGTGGCGTGGATTTAACATTGATTCCAGCCTGTTCAGCATTGGATTCAATGCTCCGCAGAACTTTGCCAGCTATCGCCAAAGCGAACTGGACAACACTCGTATTCAGGCATTCATGCAGATGGAGCCCTTGCCCTACATGAGCAAACGTTTTATGCTGGAACGCTTCCTGGGTCTTACTGAAGATGAGATCAAGGAAAACGAAGAAATGTGGCGTGAAGAACGCGACGAGCCAGACATGCAGTCACAGTCTGGACAAGACTTGCGCAGTGTGGGCATAACTCCAGGTGGCCTTGAATCTGACGTGAACACTGGTGAAGAAATTGCTGGCATGGAACCTGCTGGTGCTGACCCAGGAATTTCTGCAGGTGCTCCTGCGCCTGCTGCCCCGGGCGGTGTGATGCCGGCCGCTGGTGCAGCCCCGCCTGCATAAATACTGCCATGATACTACACGAATTTTGGCACAAAGACCCTGAAGCTTACCAGAGTCTTGATCAAGACAACAGTCAAACACAGATTGGTGATCTGCGCAAAACTCACCTGACTCTGCGTCAACTCAACAAGTTGCGCAAGATGAATGACGTGAGAACAGTAGAGTTCAAAGACAAACTCAAACTGGTTCGTCAACAATATGCACCGGCCCCTGCGGCGCCGATGTAATTTATCACCATTTTTACCCCTTAAACCGTGTGCTTTTGAAGTATAGTGTAAATAACAACACACTTTACTATAGGAGAGTACCTTATGAACAGATTTGAACAGTTGATCGAATTCGTGATCAATGATGAAGACGCAAAAGCTCGCGAATTATTCCACGACATCGTTGTGGAAAAAAGTCGCCAGATCTATGAAGAATTGATGGCTCAAGAGGAAGAAGATCTTGAAGAAGGCGACATGGGCGGCGACGCCAGTGACGAACTTATCAGTGATGTTGAATCCGAAGAACAAAACAACATGAGCATGGAAGGCGAAGAAGACGACATGGACATGATGGCCGGCGACGATGAAGACGCTGCCGATGCTGATGACAGCGAAGAAGGTTTTAGCATGGGCGACGAAGGTGGCACAGAGCCTGCCAGCAAAGACGACATCATGAACCTTGAAGACAAACTGGACCAGTTGATGGCCGAATTTGAAGGACTCATGGGCGGCAACGACATGGGCAACGACATGGGCGACGGTGACGGTTTTGGTCCTGATGAAGGTGGCGACGCCATTGAAATGGACGACACTGAAGAAATGGGCATGATGGAAGCAGTCAGCCTCAAAGCAGCACCAAAGCCAGTGACCAGCGAAGAAGGCGGAGTTAACAAAAAGTCCACAGTGGCAGCAAATGCTGGCGCAAAAGGTCCAATTGGCAACTCAGTGAAGCCAGTACACGCCGGCGGCGAAATGGGCGGCCGTCATGATACATCAGCTTACAGCAACAGCACAAAAGAACTGATTGGTCGAGTAGGTAATACACCTGCACAAGGCACACAAAAGCCTTCAGCAGCAACAAAACCAACTCTGGGTCAAGCAGCTGGTGTCAACACCAAGAGCCCTGTGGCCCGCGGATAATTGATGAAAACCCTAAGAGAACAACTTACATTCACGCAGGCCAACATCCAGGTTCTTGAAGAATCTGGTGCTGATGGCCTCGGTAAGAATCTCTACCTCAAAGGAATTTGCATTGAAGGCAACAAGCGCAATGCAAATGACAGAATATACCCCTTGCACGAAATCAGCAAAGCAGTTAACACCATTAATCAACAGATTAAAGAAGGCAACTCAGTACTAGGCGAAGTAGATCATCCAGAAGATCTCAAAATTAATCTAGACCGTGTGTGCCACAGTGTTGAAAACATGTGGATGGATGGCGAAGCTGGCTGCGGCAAACTAAAGATTTTACCAACCCCAATGGGTGAGTTGATCAAGACCCTGCTGCAATCTGGAATTAAACTAGGGGTGTCCAGCCGCGGTAGCGGCAATGTAGATGACAGAACAGGACATGTAAGTGACTTTGAAATAGTCACTATAGATGTAGTTGCACAACCTAGTGCTCCGAATGCTTATCCTAAAGCAATATATGAAGGTCTCATGAACATGAAGTACGGACATAGATTGCTTGAAGTAGCTCGTGAATCTGGGCAAAACAACAAAGTGCAGAGATACCTTAAAGATGAAGTTAAAAAGCTCATCCGGGATCTCAAAATATAAGGAGAACCAGTAATGCTGGACGCAATTAAACCATTGCTCGATAGTGACCTGATTACAGAGGAAACTCGTACGGAAATCAACGAAGCCTGGGAAGCCAAGCTGAGTGAAGCCCGTGAACAGGCCCGCACCGAACTCCGTGAAGAGTTCGCGCAACGCTATGAGCACGATAAAACAGTAATGGTAGAAGCCTTAGATAAGATGGTAACAGAAGGACTGGCCGCAGAAATTGCCCAGGTAGCTGCTGAAAAGCAGAGCTTGGCCGAAGATCGCGTTCGTTTCCAAAGCAAGATGAAAGAGTCGTCAACAAAGTTCAACAACTTTATGGTGACAAAACTTGCTGAAGAAATTGGCGAACTGCGTAAAGACCGTAAGATGCACAGTGAAGGGCTAGAAAAACTAGAAAGCTTCATGGTGCATGCCTTGGCACACGAGATCCAAGAATTTGCCGCAGACAAACGTGACGTAGTGGAAACAAAAGTCCGCTTGGTACGTGAAGCCCGTGGTAAACTTGAAAGTCTCAAAGCACGATTTGTAAAAGAATCCGCGCAGAAAATGAGCCAAGCTGTTAGTCAACATCTCAAGACTGAACTTAGCCAATTGCAAGAAGACATCAAAGTTGCTCGTGAGAACAATTTTGGACGTCGAATCTTTGAAGCGTATGCAAGTGAATTTGGTGCCACTCACCTGAATGAGAAAGCCGAAGTTCGCAAGCTGTACAGCGCACTATCAAAGAAAGATGCGCAATTGGCAGAAGCCATTAAACTCGCACAACGAGCAAAAGTCGTTGTTGAGTCAAAAGAACGCGAAATACGCATGATGAACGAATCCAATGAGCGTGAAAGCACAATGGAAATGTTACTTGCCCCACTAAACCGGGACAAACAAGAAGTCATGCGCAATTTGCTTGAAAGCGTACAAACACCTCGTTTGAAAAACGCCTTCGAAAAGTATCTACCAGCAGTGTTGGAAGACCGCTCCGTGAAAGCCTCTAAAGTGATCACAGAATCGGTGTCCGTATCCACTGGAGATAAATCTGTTCCAAGTAGTCAGCAGGAAGACCGCAGCAATGTGTTCAACCTCAAGCGCCTGGCAGGGTTAAAATAATTTAAAGGAGACTTAAATGTCACAAGAACTATTAGAAAGTCGCTGGGGCGAAACCAAAGAAGCATTGCTTGAAGGTTTGAACGGTTCCAAGCGCAACAGCATGGGTGTTATCCTTGAAAACACCCGTAAGTACTTGAAGGAAAACGCTTCCGCAGGTTCAACCGCAGCTGGTAACATCGCTACACTAAACCGTGTGATTCTTCCAGTTATCCGTCGTGTTATGCCAACCGTTATTGCTAACGAATTGGTGGGCGTTCAGCCAATGACAGGCCCAGTTGGTCAGATCCACACTCTACGTGTGCGTTATGCCCAGTCTTTGACAGACACATCCGCTGCCGCCACAAGCGTTACAGCTGGTGAAGAAGCATTGAGCCCGTTCAAGATCGCTACTGCGTACTCCACAGTACCAGCTGCCACTAGCACAGCTACCAACTACACTGGCGGCCAAACAGCCACCATGGAAGGTACTGGCGGTAAGCAAATCAGCGTTCAGATCTTGAAGCAAGCTGTCGAAGCTCGCACACGTAAGTTGCAAGCTCGTTGGACATTTGAATCTGCACAAGACGCACAAGCCATGCATGGTATTGACGTTGAAGCAGAAATCATGGCTGCTCTTGCACAAGAGATTACAGCTGAGATTGACCAAGAGATCCTGTTGAGCCTGCGCTCACTGGCTGCTACTGAGTTTACATACAACCAAGCTACCGTTTCTGGTACTGCTACATTCGTTGGTGACGAACACGCTGCTCTAGCTGTGTTGATCAACCGTGTTGCTAACCTGATCGCCCAACGTACTCGTCGTGGCGCTGGTAACTACGCTGTGGTTAGCTCTGCTGCACTCACAGTGTTGCAATCTGCAACTACTTCTGCTTTTGCTCGCACAACAGAAGGCACATTCGAAGCTCCTACAAACACCAAGTTTGTTGGTACACTGAACGGCGCTATGCGTGTGTTTGTTGACTCTTATGCTAGCGACACTACACCAGTGTTGGTTGGTTACAAGGGTTCTTCAGAAGCTGACGCTCCTGCATTCTACTGCCCATACATTCCGTTGATGAGCAGTGGTGTTGTTCTGGATCCAACAACATTCGAACCAGTCGTGTCATTCATGACACGTTATGGTTACATCGAGTTGACAAATACTGCCAGTTCGTTTGGTAACGCTGGCGATTATGTCGGAGAAATTGCCGTGAGCAATTTGTCTTTCTCTTAATCAGAGAACTACAACTTTCTCAGGGATGGGAAGGAACAAAAAGGGCCGAAAGGCACTATTTTGTTGACTAAGTATTCGCATGATACAATATCTAGATCCTGATCGTTATTATACCAATCGTTCTTATCTTACCCAGTGGTTTCCAGACCACACACTAGTTGTAACAGATAATGATTTTGAAAATGTTCAATTGACTCAAGCATTGTTAACGGACAAGACATATGTTCTTGACATAACTCACAATCCATGGCCTGACAACAAAAAATTAATTGAGTCTCCAATTACTCTCACAAACAATTTTCAATTTTGGTATCAGCCTGCAGAAGGACAAGCATTTTTTCCCTTGTTTCTTTGGGCGTTCAGTTTGCGGAAATCACTGTGGTGGACCGGATTCAGCTTTGATGCAGACAATAAAAAAACTCAAGGTATCATGTGTTTGAACAATAGATCCAGGTCGCATAGAACTTGGTTATGGGAAGAATTTACCAAACGAAATCTAACCGATTACATGATGTACACGTTTGTTGGTCATAGAACATTGCCAGATGAAGTTCCTGATTCTACTCGCAACGATATTGGAGTAGACCATTGGGTCTACAATCAGTATGCAGTAAATCTGGTAACAGAAACTGATATCAATTTGCCTTATATCAGTGAAAAAACTTGCAAACCATTTGTGGCTAGACAAATTCCCATAATAGTGGGCAGTGCAGGAATCAATCAGTTTTTGAGTGACATAGGGTTAGACATGTTCTCAGATGTAGTGCCTTGGCGCACCTGGGACAGTGAACCTGACTCGGCTGTTAGACTGCAACAAATTGTTGATTTTACAGAGTCTTGGATTCGCTCAGGCACAATGGTAGCAGATTATCAACGACTACTGCCTAGAGTTCAAGCAAACAAAAAGTATTTTCACAGCGAAGAATTTAGAAATCGCATCATGATTCAAATGTCAAACTTTGAACCAGCTTAGATACTGTGTGATTTTCTTTGTGACTGATGCCCAGTCGCCACGCACTGGCTGACGAAACAGTCGAGCGGTACTATACCAGGGTGAGCTGTCACGATTCAGCAACCAACGCCAATCAGTTGAATACTGATTCAACATGACCCAGACTGGTCTACCCAGACTGCCTGCTAGATGTGTTATGGCAGTGTCCACACTGATCACCACATCCAGACACATGATCAGGGCCGCTGTGTCAGCAAAGCTGGTGATGCTGCCAGGATAGCGTGTGACACCAGCATCAGCTAGTGCAAGTTCTTCGTCTGGAGTAGCATCAATCTGCAGGTTGATCCATTCATACTCAGGTGCGCTGCGAATCATTTCAAGAATAGTTTCAAATGGCACACCCTTGTGTTGATTCAACCAGGCGTCTCGTCGACCACTCCAGCTGAATCCCACTCTCATTCTGCGCTTGGGTCCTAGACGTTCTAACCAAGCAGAGTGCAAGGCAGAGTCAGCGTTCATGTAACTTTGTATTCGAGGCAAGTTATCCAGTGTGATGCCCAACAAGCCCGGAATACTCATGATAGGAACCCAGTAGTCAAACTCGCCCATGTCAGTGTTGTAACCACCAACCTGTTGAATAATGTTGCTGGAACTCAGTAAAGGAATCAAGCCATCTGTGACTTGCAGCTTGACCTGTGCGCCCTGAGCATGCAGATTGTAAACAAAACGCACAAACTGTATGCAATCGCCGTGTCCTTGTTCGCCCACAACCAGAATGGTCTTGCCTTTGAGATCTTCACCACGCCATCTAGGCTGTGAGTACTTGGGCTCAGTGCCAGCAAGATGTTCGTAGTCCCAGCGACTTTCATAAGCAGGCCATCCCTGAGCATAATTGCCCTGCAACAGGTAACACACAGCCAGATTGAATCTGGCAGTGATGTTGGCAGGATCCAGAGTGGCAGCATGTTGCAAAAAAGGCACAGCACGTTCTGGATATCCCATTTCACGTTGCACATTGCCGTAGTTGTTGAAGGCAGCAGCACAGTCAGGATCCTGCACAAAGGCCTGAGCATAACACTGCAAAGCCTGTTCAGGAGAATGGCGGGCACGTTGCTGATTGCCAGCTTCAATTAGTTCAGAGGAGTTCATGGGATTATTTAAGCAAGGGTCTTGTGTTATTTTATATTTTCGCTAAATACTTGTCAACACAATCAGGTGTTTTATGCTGAGATTAATACCCACAGCGTAGCGACTAGAACTCGCATCGGACTTCTTTAAGGAGAAAAAAACATGGGTCGTCCTCTAAAAATACAAAAATTAAGCACTGGATCAGGCAACGGCGGCGCAGCCGTTGGTGTGGATCTTGGCTTTCCTAACTTTGGATCGCTAACAGCACCAGTATTCAACTCACCAACACAAACTCTGGACAACACACAGTATCTGGGTGTGGTAGGTGGTGCAGCACCAACTGATACACCTAGTGCAACCAACCCCAGAGTTGATGTCACAGTCAACATTGCCAATCCTTCAGGCTCAGGCATTGGTGTGGCACAAGGCTATGTCATCCGCCAAAAAGGCAGCCACAAGTATCTGGTGGGTGACGTCACTGGCGTCAACGATGGAAGTTTTGTGGTTGGCCAGGCCTATCAAATTGTGTCAGTGGGTACTACTGATTGGACAGCAGCAGGTGCTCCTAGCAACTACGGGGTAGGCACAATTTTCACAGCTACATCAGTAGGCGGCGCAGGATCAGGCACTGTCAATTCTGTAGGCGTGTGTGTGTTGGACGATGATGTGACTCCTGCTGCTGGACTCATGGCCATCACTTACACGTTAGGTGATTCAACTGCTACCACAATCAGCAAGTTGACCAACAAGTGGTTGTTGAACTGGGCTGGTGGCTCAACTTATGATGCCACAAGTGTGATCAACGATG